GACGGCAACCCGCTGATTGAGCGCGACAACCTGGAGCAGCGCTGGGCGGCGATCACCCGCACCCGCACCGATTCGCCCAACCCGCTGCGGCCAGCGGCCGAGCGCACCAAGCCACAGCCGAAGCCGCCGCCGCCACCGCCCAGGGCGCCAGAACCTGAGGAGCTGCCGGCCTACAACGACAGCCGCGCCCGCAGCGAATACGAGAAGGCCAACCTGCTGGAGCTCCAGCGCAAGACGCAGGAGGGCCTGCTGCTTCGCCGCGAAGATGTGGAGCTGGCCTGGGGCGGCGCGGTGAACATCACCCGCACCCGCCTGCTCGGCGTGCCCAGCACGGCCAAGCAGCGCATCCCACACCTGGAGATTGAGGAGGTGGAGCTACTGACCACGCTGATCCGCGAGGCGCTTGACGAGCTGGCGGCCGGGGAGGTGAAGGCATGATCACCGCCGACCCTGCGAAACTGACGAGGCAGATCCTGGCGGGCTTCAAGCCACCGCCGCGGCTACGGCTGAGCGAGTACGCCGATGAGTTCGCGGTGATGACCGGCAACGCTGCCGAGAAAGGGAAGTGGAGCACCTTGCCCTACCAGCGCGAGATACTCGACGCCTTCACCGATCCAGCCGTGGAGACGGTGGCGATTATGAAGAGCGCTCGGGTGGGCTGGACAAAGATGCTGGGCGTGGTGGTGCAGTTCTTCAGCCACCAGGACCCCTGCCCGGTGATGATCGTGCAGCCGGTCAAGGAAGACGCGGAAGGGTATTCCAAGGAAGAGATCAAGCCGCTGTTCGAGGACACGCCGGTGCTGCGCGGCCTGATCTCAGAGAGCAAGGCCCGCAACACCGCAAGCAACACGATCCTCCTAAAGCAGCTGAGCAATGGTGGGCTAATTGACATCGTGAATGCGGCCAGCGGCCGGAGTTTCCGGCGCAAGAGCCGAAAGGTGGTGCTGTTCGACGAGGTGGACGCCTACCCCAAGCTCGACGAAGGCGACCCGATCAAGCTGGGCCGCAACCGGGCCGACTATTACTGGGACCGCAAGATTGGCCAGGGCGGCACCCCCATCTTCGCCGGTGGCAAGACAGAAGAGGCCTTCCTGCGCGGCGATCAAAGGCGCTTCTATGTGCCTTGCCCGTTCTGCCAGGCCATGCAGGTGCTGCGCTGGGAGCAGATGATCCGCGAGGGTGAGCACGCCGGCCACTACAGCTGCGAGAACTGCGCCGAGCCGATCCCGCACAGCAAGAAGCGCTGGATGGTGGAGCGCGGCGAGTGGCGCCCCACGGCGATGAGCCAGCAGCCGGGGCTGGTGAGCTTCCACATCTGGGCGGCCTACAGCTACAGCCCGGCGGCCGACTGGACCGTGCTGGTGCGCGAGCACGCCGAGGCCCTGGACGCCATGCGCAAGGGTGACCCCGACGCGATGCAGACCTTTCACAACACCGTGCTCGGTGAGCCTTGGGAAGACTCCATCAGCGGCAAGCTCACCGGCGATGGCCTGGCCCAGCGGCGCAAGAACGAAGCGGCCGGCAACGGCTACCCCGAGGGCACGGTGCCCGATGGCGTGCTACTGCTGACCGCTGGCGTGGACGTGCAGGGCGGCGGCGGCACCACCGGGGAGCGACTGGTGTTGACCGTCTGGGGCTGGGGCCGCGGCGAAGAAGGCTGGCACCTGGGCCACTGGGAGATCGATGGCGACCCGCAGCAGCCGGAGACCCTGGCCCAGCTCGACCAGATCGCCAAGACGCGATGGCGCAAGGCCGATGGCACAGAGCTCCGGCTGACCATGGGCGGCATCGACGACGGCGGGTATGCCACCCATGAGGTGCGCGACTGGTGCCGCAGCCGCACCTCAAGCTGGGTGCCGATGAAAGGCGCACATCAAAAAGGCAAACCGCTGATCGGCCGCGGCGTGCCGGTGGATGTGAACCGCAAAAATCAGGGCATCACGAAGCGCGGCGTGCTGCTGTTCAACGTCGGCTATGACGCCAGCGTGAACCACCTCCAGGGCCGCCTGCGCAATGAACAACCGGGCCCCGGTTATTTGCACTTCGGCATGGCCAGCACCGATCAGTTCCTGGCTGAGCTGTTCCCCTGGAAGCGAATGCCCAAGCGCGACAAGGGCCAAACCACATACAGCTGGGTGCTACCTGCTGGCTCCCGAGACGAAGCCGGCGACTGCACCCGCATGGCCTATGCCGCCCTGCAGCTGGTGAAGCGCCGCTACAACCGCGCGACCTTCTGGGATCAGATCGAAGCCCAGCTGGCCAAGCCAACCACCCCCCAACGCCAGGCCAAGGCCACACCGGCGCAGCCGTCATTCTTGACGAACTGGTGAGATCAGGCTCTCTAGCCTGAAGCCATGACGATCCCTGCGACGATTCGCGCCGGTGACACGGTGGCCTGGCGCGACGACGCCACCACCGACAGCCTGGGCAATGCCGTCACCAGCGCGGCCTGGTCGCTGTCGTACTTCCTGCGTTCGGCTACTGCTGGTGCCACCGGCGGCCTGACCGTAGCCAGCACCAGCTATGGCAGCGGCTGGCAGACGACGATCAGCGCCACCAGCTCCGCCACCCTGGCGGCCGGCAGTTGGTATTGGCAGGCCCGGGCCGCCAACGGCGCCAACGCGATCACCACCGGCACCGGATCGCTCACGGTGCTGGCGGCCCTGAACTACAGCGGCACCCCTGCCGCCTTCGATGGCCGCAGCCAGGTGCGGAAGGATCTTGACGCGGTGCAGGCCGCCATCCGCAGCCTGATCAGCGGCGGCGCGGTGAAGCGCTACACGATCGGATCCCGCCAGCTGGAGCGGTTCAGCCTGGCCGAGCTGATCGAACTGGAGAACCGCCTCAAGGCCGACGTGGCCAAAGAAGAAGCGGCGGAGCGGATGGCCAATGGCCTGGGCGATCCGCGCAATCTGTTCGTGAGGTTTGGCTGATGGCGTTCGGACTGGGCTTCTCAATTCGTGAACGGCTGGGCCTGCGCAAGCCCGCAATGGCCGAGCCCCCCAGGCGCCGCGCCTACGCCGGTGCCACCGTGTCGCGGCTCACGTCCGACTGGGTGAGCGGCGGCAGCAGCGCCGACAGCGAGATCAAGGGATCAATCAGCAGGCTGCGCAACCGGGCCCGCCAGCTGGTGCGGGACAACGACTATGCGAAACGCGCGAAGTCGCTGGTCACCAACAACGTGGTCGGCACCGGCATCCGGCTGCAGATGCAGGTTCGAATGCAGCGCGGCGGCGGCCGGCTGGATCAGGTGGTGAATGATCAGATCGAAGCGGCCTGGGAGAAGTGGACCCGCAAGGCCACCTGTGACGTTGCCGGCCGCTTAAACCTGCACCAGATCGAGCGCATGGCGATGGGCGCCATGGTCGAAAGCGGCGAGATCTTGATCAGGTTGGTGCCGCAAGCCTTCGGTGGCGGCCAGGTGCCGCTGGCGCTGCAAGTGTTCGAGAGCGACCAGCTTGACGAGAACTACACCGGCGGCAGCACGGTGCCGGGGAACGAATGGCGCATGGGCGTGGAGGTGGACCGCTGGGGGCGGCCCGTCACCTATGCCTTTCTGGCCAAGCATCCTGGCGACACGGCCCTCGGCGGCAGCAACCCAAGCGCCCGCCATCTGCTGGTCCCAGCCAGCGAGGTGATCCATCTCTACCTGCAGGAAAGGCCAGCGCAGACCCGGGGCGTGTCGTGGTTTGCCGCTGGCATTCAGCGACTCCACCACCTAGCTGGCTATGAGCAAGCGGCCCTGGTGCGGGCCCGGGCAGCGTCGGCGTTGATGGGACTCATCACCAGCCCAGAAGGCGCTGGCGACACCTACGGAGAAGAGGTGATTGACGGCGAGCACGTCACCACCTTCGAACCAGGAATGTTCAAGACCCTGTTCCCCGGCCAGTCCGTGGAGGTGCCGCAGATCAACGCGCCAGACGGTCAGCTGGAGCCGTTCGTGCGGGGAATGCTGCGGGCGTTTGCCAGCGGCATCGGCGTGAACTATGCCGCGCTGTCCGGCGATTACTCGATGTCTAACTATTCAAGCTCCCGCCTGGCGCAGATTGAAGACCGCGACTGTTGGAAGGTGCTGCAGCAGTACCTGATCGACGAGCTGCTGACCCCGGTGTTCGAGCGCTGGATTGAGGCCGCCGTGCTCAGCGGCGCGCTCAGCCTGCCGAGCTACGACCTGGCGCCCGATCGCTTCTGTGCCTGTCGGTGGATGGCCCGCGGCTGGAGTTACATCGACCCACTCAAAGATGCCCAGGCCGACAACCTGGCCATCCGTTCGGGCACCAAGACCCAGGCTCAAGTGGTGGCCGAGCAGGGCGGCGACCTGGAAGAGCTGCTGATCGCACGCAAGGCCGAGGTGGACCGGGCTGAAGAGCTTGATCTGCATTTTGACTCCAACCCCGCCGACGACATGCAGGGCGGCTCTGTTGACCCGTCCGGTTCGGTTGCCATGAGCGACCCAACCGAAGTTCCTAGCCTGAACCAAGACGGGGAGAGTGATGGAACTGATGCGTGATCTGGAGGGCCAGACCCATCGCCGCGCGGCGTCGCTGGATGGTGTGGCCATCAGCAGCGAAGACAGGACGATGGAGTTCTCCTTCTCCAGCGAATACCCGGTGCAGCGCTACTGGGGTAGCGAAGTGCTGAGCCATGAGCGCGGCGCCGTTGATCTGGGCCGCCTGTCTGATGGCGCCCCGGTCCTGTTCAACCATGACACAAACCGCCCGATTGGCGTGGTGGAGCGGGCCTGGATTGATGGCGAGAAAAAGCGCGGCATGGTGTCGGTCAAGTTCAGCCGTAATGCGTTCGCGCAGGAGGTAATGGCCGATGTGGCCGATGGCGTTCTGCGGAATGTCTCGGTCGGCTACTCCATCAATCAGATGGAGGAGCGCGGCGACAACTTCGTCGCCACTTCGTGGCAGCCGTACGAGGTAAGCATTACCCCATGCCCAGCTGACCCAACCATCGGCATCGGGCGAAAGCTCGACACCGATGACGCGGCCCCAGCCGCAACCCCGACCCATTTACCTTCCCCTAATCCCATGGAAGACAACCTCAACATCGAGGCTGTGCGGGCGGAAGCGGCTGCACAAGCCGCCAACGCCGAGCGCACCCGCATCGCCAGCATCAACGCCCTG